GGTAACAGAATAACTCCACGTATCAGCTCCTGTTTGTGGACCCAGATTAACACGTAAGCGCGAAAGGAGAGGATTATTATCTACCAAAAGTTGAGATCCAACTCGTTTTTTTAAGATGCTACGCCATACGTATGCATTGCGTAATTTTTCATATGCATCATCCCCAATAAGCCATGATTTTACATTGCGTTGGAGTCCAGTATTAGGCGGTCCTATAAAAAAACGATCTTGTGGCATGTTAGAGCCTCACTACTAAATAGGTAAACCTTTTAGAAGCTAAACGGGTAGCACTCGCAGTTGCTCGGGTAAATACACCAACGGTCACACTGCCAGAGAGTCCCGTTACTTGTACGACATAGTTATTATCGGTACCACTTACTGAACTAGGAAATGGCGTAACTTGTGCACTTAATAGAGTTCCAGAAGCAGGACAATGAGAAAGATCTAATGTTGTATCTGCGCTTGTGTTTGCATCACTGGTTACCGAGTTCCATATTAGATAAATCCCGCCACCAATACGAGCCCATCCTGCAACGGCACGTTTTCCCGCTGTAATTGGATACGTAAGAGCACTATTGTTATTACACCATAACTCTTTACGCCCACTACCACTTGCCACATCATCGGCATTAAATAACACAACTTGGCCTGAATCAGGCGTTGGTGCAGACCCAGTCAAATCAATAAGATCCACTTTTTTATGCTTACCAACATCAGACACTTCAGTCAGACTTACGTGGTTTTTTGCAAATCCGGCAGATGATCCATCATCAATAGCTTGAAAGTTACCTTGTAAATCTCCCTGCGAAACACTCAGTTTATCGGTTGCTGCGGGAATATTAGGTTTATATGCCATTTCTATCCTTTAAAAATGATCGCCCCACCATTGCCACGCGCCGCCGATACCACTTTGATACGTGTAAATTGTAGCAGTTCGCTCTTTGGTTTGTTGAACTATTGTTCTACGAAGTACTAAACGCTCTTGGTGTTTAAATTCGGGCAAAATTTGTTGTACACCATCCATATCAGTTCTATCTTCATATATTTTTTTAGCCGCACCATAAGCGATATATTGCCACCATTGTTCCAGTTCAGGCTCATCACCAGATAAAAGCAACTCAGTAGGTCGTTTATATACCTCAAACTGAATAGGATATGGTTTATCAGGTACCGGACGAAGGGTAAATTTGTTATCAAAATAGAGCATAGACTTAGGGCGTCCAGCAGCATAGGGCCGTGTTTCACTATAAATAATTTGTCCAGATCCAGGAGCAGTGGAGAAGTTAAGTACATAGGCACCCGTTACATAATTTATTGTTCCGGTTCCATCACCTGTTAATGTACCTGATCCATCATCATGTAATTCTAAGCCACCATTTGAACCATCTAAAGTACTAAATGTGACATTGCTTCTGAGCACTGGCACCGCGCTAAGTGTTCCATTAAACGACGTTGTCGCGCCATCCCCACTAAATCCCGTTGTTTGGATGCTGTTAGCAAGAGGATATATAGCGAAAAATTCAGTGCGAGACTGAGAAAAAAAACTAGGATAGCCAGCAATGTATAGCGGTTCATGAACCGTAATATATTTATTTTTAAAGTTTTCCAAAGGATCGCCAGCAGTGTCATTAGATTCATATACATCCACATACGGTTCAGTATAAAAAGTTAAGGTCGTACGTAACGCAAACAGCCTGAGCTCTTCAGGAAAATCATACAGAACAAACGTATTAATATAATCATCAATTTGCGCTGTAGTAATATTCGACTCTTCGGGAGAACGCGTTAAGCGTCTAACTTTGGTTCGAATAGTGTTTAAAGTTGCTGCCATAACTGTCTCCTATAGATCATTATAAGTAGCACTGGTAAGCCTACCATTAATTTCACCGACAGGCACTACATGTGCACAACTTCTTACACGAGGAGAAGGGTTGGCTGGCGTGGTAAAACTATCAAAAAGAGAACTATTAATATCTATAGAAAAAGTATCAGTTCCCGTTACTGAAATAGTTCCTACTAATTGATTCATTTGCGTCATGCCATAAGCAGACGGTACCATCAAGCGAACAATATCACCGGTAAGGTAGTCGTGATCGAAAGTAGTCGTTACTACCGCAGGATTAGCATTGGTGATATCGCTGACCAATCTCATAGCTCGTTGAAAAGTTGGAGAGGGGTTTGCGTAACAAGAAGGTACCGCCATGGTTTATCCTACGGTAATGGAGTCGCCGTTACTAATGGCTCTTCTTCTCTCGCTTCTTGAAGCTCATCTACATCGACAAACTCTAGCGATTGAAAGCCAAATCTTCTTTTTTTCTTACCAATCATCATGTGAGGGCGTCCTGTGTCATCTTTCATATATTCATGCACCGGATACCATCCATTTTTGTTCAAATGTTTTGCTACACCTAAAGGTAACGAATATACCTCGCCATCTACAAGAGTATATTTTTCTACTGGGTCGCCTTTATACGCTTTATAACAAAAACTCATGCCACCGCCTGGCACTTCATAAAAACGAAAAATTCCCCGTACTTTTTCGCGGTCCTTATCTCGTTGATACGTTAAGCTTTTTTGGCGTTTTGCCTTAAATTCTTGCTGCTGTTTGGTGGTCATTGCTTGTTTGTCGTTCATCAGATCTCCTAAATTGGGAGGGCCCGTAGACCCTCCCACGAATATTATTCGTTGTCGACACTAAAAGACTTACCTGCTCTCCAGTAAATAACATCACTGGTAGAACCTGCAGGACTGTCGGCTCCTGCAGCAAGACGCATACCGATATATGACACGTTATCAGTAGCATCTTTTAACTCATCAACGTTATTATCACGTGCAACTGCCACGTCTTCCCCAAGAGGAACAACTTGTGCAGGTGTAAATGGAGAGTCAGCATTCACTGGGAATGCAAACGCTGTAAAGGCTGATGAATCAATATCAACAGTAAATGTTGAAGCAGTTACTGCAGTAATAGATCCTTGAAGTCCATCTAGTTCAACCATGTCATACGGAGATGACACATGGAAACGAACTTCTTGGCCAACTGTGTAACCATGATCAACAGTTGTTGTTACCACTGCGCTGCCTGCTTGCGTTACGTTTGCAAGGTAGCGGCGTCGTGGGTAGAACATAGGATTATATTTAATCTTACGATAGAACCCAGTAGTACCGGCTCCTGGAGCATTTGCTAAAGCGTTAGCAATAGTAAAGCTGGTGTTAGCTACTACAGAGCTAATTTGGAAATCAATACCACCAAGATTAGCAGCACTGGTTATGTTTACGAGGCGAACAATATCACCAGCAACAAGACCAGATGTATCGCCAGTCGCTACCACAGGTTGTGTTGCGTTGGAGGTACTGGTTACTGCTACGGCAGCAAGCACAGGATTAGCTGAACTATCTTCAAGGGTAAAACCACCTGAAGCAAGTGCAGTTGTTAACTGTGCCGCGTTAGCAGCGTTAGATTTCTTATATTCAATACCGGTATCATCTGACATACCGCGTTGCCAAAAATAAGCTACCCCAACTGCAGTAGTTTGGGTGTCATCATCAGCCACGGTATAGTTTATTACTTCCATCCAGTCGATATCAGAACGAACTGATAGGACTTTAGCCGATCCGTCAGAAGTAAATCGGCCTTGTTGGATTATAGTTCCATTTGCCATGATTACTCCTTACACAGATTTAGTAGCGCGAAGATTTAGTACCCATAGGTCATTGGTGATTCTTGGTACTTCAGCAAATTTATAACCAACTGAAGCGTTAAGAGCCAATGGGCCATCATATATTGGTGGGCGATAAATAAACGCCGCACTGTAACCATCTTGTTCAATACAAGCATATGCTTCCATACCAACACAGAAAATGTTGTATACGTTAGCACCCAAGTTTGAAGCATTTTGGTCTACAGAACCAATAGAGGACACTAGGAAACGAAGGTTACCAATTGCACCCCACTCTGAGCGCAGAGCGTTCATTGGAGATGGGTATTGGTTTTTATGAATGAAACCTGAAACAGCATCCAAGTCACCAGTCAACTGAGTTGAGCAAAGTGCAAAGTACGCATCACGTACAGGAGCTGTACCAAATTTATCTTCACCTTCGATGTTATCCATTACCGTGTAAGCATTGTTATCAAGTAAACTTCTTACCACTTCATCAACGTCTGAACGTGTGATTTCAGTAGGAGAGTCACCATTAACACCGCCAGTACAGTTAATAAATGAAGCGGTTGATGCAAGCATGTTACGAGTAAGTTCATCTTCAGTTTGACGAAGAGAAACACCCAAACGAGCTGCTGCTTCATTTAAAACTGGATCTTGGTTTTGCAAGGTTACCTGTTCGTTCAACTGTACATAGGTACCGTAGAAATCGATTTTAGCATCGATATCAACAGCAGTAAGTTGCTGAGCAGGAGGGGTTACCCCGCTATTTCCCAATGGTACTAATGCAGTAGCCAAAGGATTATAACGACGCATACGTAAGGTTGTACCACCATTACGCGGCATACGTTTTTTCATAGCAGGAATTTTATGGATCATGTTTGGCACAGGCACCGAGAGCAGCTTGTAACTAAACGACTGCTGCACTGGAGCTGGCAAAACACTTGTAGTAGTTATTGCCATAATGCTTCCTTAAATTTGTTGTACTTTTTACCACTGGGTTGGCGATTCCCGTACAGCCAAATAAAGTGAAGCTTGCGATCGCTTCAATACAGCACCACCAATATAACCAGAGCTTTTACTCCATGCAACAAAAAGCCCCTATGCCACGTCAATAACATAGGGGACAGAAAAAGGAGAGTCGAAAATGAAGTCTCTATCTATATTTCATAGCATCGCGCATTTCTTTCGCAACTGTTCTGCAAGCTCATCAGTTAATCCTTCAGCAAAAGCGTTCGCTCTGCTTAATGGAGAGTCACCCTGTTGAGGTGCTACGCTTGCAAGCGGACGAGGCTTATTTGCATTAGCCTGTGCACGATTACGATCACCTTCGTATACCTGATCCTCTGCAATGCCCAGACGCTTAATCATGGTATAAGCGGATACGCCTTTACTATAAAGGTCAGAATTAGAAGCAAGATTAGTAGCTAATTCAGGATATTTTTCACGTAACTTATTAATGTTATCAGCCGAAACTACCTGATCAAAGTCAGGATATTTAGCTTTTAGCTGAGATTCTGTGCTCTGCAGCTTAGACTGACTTTCATATTCAGCGAGTTTAGACTCTAATTTCTTGATATGTTTTTGCACGTGACGCCATTCTGGAATGTCTTCCGGGCGCAAATTATCATCTTCTTCCTGATTATACTGAGCAACCGCATCTTCTTTTTGCGACTGAGCATTTTTTAATTCTTCAATCATGCGTCGCATATCATCACGTTCTTTTTCAGCAGCCTCTTTTGCCTTGCGCATCTCCCTAAAGTTCCGCTCTTGGGCAGATTCTTTTGGTTGAGCTTCAGCTTCGGGCTCTTCTTCTGCGTGCTCTACCTCTTGCTCTGGTTCTGGTGGCAATGGTGGCATTTCAATGTCTTGTCCTGGCGCTATTTTTTCAAGTTCTTGTGTCATATACTCCCTTACAGTTCAATTATGTTAGATAGTGCCGCTTCTTTGTTATATTTTTTTGAGATCTTAAGCAAAGTACCATCATAAAACTCTAAAACGAATCGTAACAACTCTTTTTCTTCTGGTGCAATCATCAATGCATTCTCACGCATCAGTTCACAGGTGTCTTTTGAAGGCACCACCCACAAAAATTCTAGATCGCCTGCTGCTGTGTACCGATATACTGTCTGATCATACTCAGGAGTCGGACATGATTGTCTGCCAAAAAAATAATTTCGAATAACATTCTGCATTAACCGTTCTTTTTTAGTGACCACAATCACAAAAAAATCTGAATGCGGAAACTCTTTTATGCATCGCTGGACACAATCCCACACATTCTTTTCATAATCAGTATGCATTTCGCGTTCAAGCTCAATAGGATCTTTTGTCGGCGCTTCTTGCAATAAAAGATCTGAGCTTATCTTTCCTACTGTCTCACGTGTCATATTTCTCCTTTATTAGTAGGTCGATCATACCATAATTTGCCCAAAATAACGCGTTTGCATATGAATGGCTATAACGCATGATTGCTCACCTTTTCTATTTGAAAAGAACGTGCCAATCGAGCTTTCAAGAAAGGAAATTAAAACTTGACGAAATTGTTATTATCAGTAATGTGAGATATGAGTAAGTCTTCATAACCATTATATTAGGGGAACATTATGTCAAGCAGACATATATCCTTGTCTATTTTCATGCTCTTATCACTTCCACTTGCTGCTATGGACCCAAATTGGCATACAAAATCAGATGACTGGCTTTCATCCAAGCGCGTAGAAGGCAGTAGTCTCTTAGAGCTTAAGCAGGTTTGGCAAACCGCACCTCCGTTTGTAAAAGGTACTGTCGAACATTTAAAAAATCCGCTTTATTATGCGCCTCACGGTGCGCCAGAGTATCGCTGTTTAGTACTCCATGGTGAATCAGGGTCAGGAAAATCTACTCTCGCTAAAGCTATAGCAATGTATGCCGGGTGGGATCTTGAGTTCACATCCCCTGCTGACTATCAAGTTGGCAACCGTGGCGAAGCTGCAGTTAAGCTACGCAATAAGGTAGAAGAGATCATTTTAAGAAATGCCCCAACGGTTTTGGTAATCGATGAGTTCAATCAGTTGCTTGAAAATGCTGATTCAAAAAACCACGACAACGATGCCACCAGTAAAGAGTTTTGGACAATCATGGATAAAACACATGGGAACAATAAATTCTTTATGGTAGCGACGGCAAATCGTTTGCATAAGATTCCAAAACAGGTTAAAACTCGAATTAAAGCACGCACAGCACATATTTCTATGCCTGAAGGCGTAGATGCGCGATTAAAGATATTTACCAATATTCTTGCGCGACGTGGTTTCACGCTTAACCAAGATGCGACATCAGAAATGAAGCGTATTTTAAAAGAGCAAAAAAAATGGTCAGGTCGTGATTTTGATGAAATGTGTTTCACTATTAATCAGCGATTCAAAGATGAGCCTTCGTGGAATATTAAAAATCTTTCTAGATGCTTAATTGGATCAAAAATAGTTTGTGAAGCTGAAAAGGTAATGAAAGAATCTGAAGATACGCTTGGGTATGATGAAGAAGAGATGACTGACGAAGAACGTCAAGATCTCTATCAAGCCCAAAACATGTGGCTTCAGTTGTGCATGCAGCGATTTCAAAAACATTCATTAATGGGATTGCGTACGCCAGGTCTGACTAGAGATGACGGTAACTACATTGTCGATAATGCTATGACAGCAACGCAGAAAAAGCTGGCTAAAAAGTTCATCAACTATGATAAGCTTCGCGAAGAACACTTATAAACAAAAAGGATATTTATGAACCGTTTATTTATAGCACTCGTAGTAGTGCCCATTTGTCACGCCATGGATAAAGCACCAATGATTGAATTTAAATGCTCTCAAGAACTTGCCACTGCCGTAGCTACCCAACAAGTAACACAAGGGCTGACTATGCAGCAGTTTATGCGTAATGCCCTTTTGGTCACCGGTACTCTCAAAAACCCGTTGGGTACCGCGGCTTGTTATGGTGGGGGAAAAGCTTTACAAGCTGCCCATCCACTTATGCAAAAGTATGTGGGTACTGCCCTCCAGGGTAAATTACACGAACTTAAAGCTATTGCCGAGCAGCTGCGAACGAAAATTTCAGAGTCTTGGTTACCTTGTAATAAAGAGCAAGCACAATTGGCGGCGCTGGAGCAAGTTATTAATTCTGAAGTTGCGCAAGAACTGCAGGTTATGCGTTTTGGCACGTATGAACAGGTACAATGTAGCCTCAGTAGGATTGCTGATTCTATTCAATTACACCGGATGGCAAAT